ACCATACCATCTACTGGCATGGGGTATTCCTCTTCATCAAGATCAATCGTCAAAAGTATCTTTACTCTCATTAGTACGATCCTCTATTAATGCATCCAGATACCATCTGGCTTTTTTCAAATCCTCTAGGCCATTCTTATAACGATACCGCCAGAGATACTTCATAATATTACCTTGTAAATAATACTGGAAACCATCACCAGTAGCTGCACGAATGGCATCTATGCATTCAATACCAGCTTGATTGTAATGTGGTGGGTTGTTTACAACATCTACCATTCGTTTGCTCCTTTCAAAAATTTACCTTGATCACATTGTCTTCTTGTCTTGTGACCTTTGGTTTCTTTTTCTTATCTTCTTCTAGCATACTTTGTGTGTGCTTGTAAAGTAACTCCCTAAACTTTTCGTTCTCTTCCATTAAAGGGACTGCTGCACATAGCATAGAGCCAAGCTGCATTATACTTAGGTAATCATCATCAGATAACTCATTATCTTCTGAGGCTACAATGCCAACTAGCAACTCCCCTGTCCATTCTCCTTTGGGATCTAAGAAAGGTGATAGCCTTACCATTACGTCATTATCATCGAACTCTTTAAATATCGTAGCCATGCTAACTCCTTTTTATTTTCTTCAAAGGGAACTGAATAAAATCTGGGTGCATGTTTTTACCTTTCTCTTTCAGCCACTCCTGTGGGATCACACGATCACTGTACATAAACTTATTCTTTTCACACCACGATGCATATGTAGACTTAGCACCCTTACTTAGCTTTCGTCTGCTACTCTCAAATACGAAACGTATATCCAGCTTTGGATGTTGTTTCTTGATACAGATATGTTTACGTCGATCTGCGGCAGTGAACATACCTTTGACCTCAACGATTATACCGTTAGGTAATATGAAGTCAGGAGTATAGGTGCGGTACATGAGGTCTTCCCATTCTATCTTGAGATACTCATACTTTATAGGTATGTTATTCTCTCGTAGAAATTCTTTGACCTTTATCTCAAGACCACTCCTATACCCCTGCTTTAGTGCAGCTTTAAATTGCTTATGATGCACTAGAACTTCCAATGAAGATCTAAAGGAAAGCTAAAAGAAGAGGCTGTGATACCCAAATCCTTTAGTTCCTGCTTAACAGCTTCATCTGCTTCTTTACGAGCTTGCATAGCTGCACGTAGCCCTGCGTACTTAGCTTCACGTAGGGCTTTTTTCTTTACTGCAATCTCACGTTCCATTTCTGCAATGTGTTCTTGCATCTCTTTTATTTCAGCATCTCCAATCATACATCACTCCTTTCTACATATTGCATAATTGGCGGCTCCTTTGCTTGTGATACCTTTGATGGTATCTCTTGCAATGAAGGCCAACACTCCTGACGGAAGTCGCAGAACTTGCAACCTTCATCAAGTACATAGTTTCCCGTTGCTTTCCCCCGAAACAATTCGGGTACAGGGGAAAAGCACCGTTGGAAACCATTGTCATTAACAGTCTCCACGGTATCTCTTATCTTACGCAGTTGTTGTTGCATGTCAATCTCAGATTTAACATACTTGAACTGCCCATTGGCTTTGTTTATAACCCACCAACCACCAGCTTTATACCCAGATGCTTGGGCATAGCCAGCAAGTTGACTCACATAACCAAACGAATCTTTATTTGCCAAGGACTCGTATGATTTAAATTTGTTTCTGTAACTCCAATCAGATGCAGACTTTACGTCATCGACAGAATTTTCAATAACAAGATCATAGCTACCATTGATAGAACTATTATCTCTATCTCCAACCTGTAAAGTAACGTGATCAGTGTCTTGAAACTGTACTCCTGCTTCCGTGAGAATACCTTTAAAAACCGCCTCAACTATATCTCCTATCATCATGTTCATTACAAACGTTGTGGGTCTTGGTAATGCCTTCTCAGGCTTGTTCTTTTCAAACCAAAGCTGACAAGTAGGACGCCCAATGTTGGACATCCTTAACTTAAACTCGTCACGTTTATTACCAGAGCCAAACTGTCTCTTCAATGCATCGGCAACTTCAGTGGAGACACGTTCAATAGTTTCGTCAGACATTTGCGACTTACCATTGGCAGCATCCTGAAGGTACTGATGTATTGCTAGTTCAGCAGGGTGATCCATTATGCAAACTCATCCATGTCTGCATCAATGATTTCATCCACATCACCGAATGGAATGTCATCGTGTTTGTGAACGTTTTCGTCCCAAGCATTTACGATGTACTCATTGTAGTTTGCGATCCAAGCAAGGAAGTTTGTAAGAGTTTCCTGTGCCTCTGCATCAAGGTCCAATGAGGTTGTTACATCCAACTCCAATTCTGGAAGGAAGAAGCTATTACCATTTGGTAAGCTGCGTTCCTGTGTGCTAGACTTTATTGTGTGCATAGGTGGTAGCCTACGCATCTTCCCAAGTTTGGTGAAGATACCGCCAGCCATTTTAAATGCATCACGGTTTTCAATCTCCCAGATGAATGGTGTGTCTGCCAAGTCTTGAGTGACAGGATTACCGTTGGCATCTACGGGATTGACCAGTGATACTGTGCCAAACATTACACGTACACGTTTGATCTGTCTAATCAGATCTTGTGTCTTCTGTGGCAATGCCTTGAAGTCTTCAATCCAACCAGCAGGTTTACCACAGTTAAATCCACCGTCATTGTCCTTGAGGTCAATGTTCAAGTTGTCAGCCATGACAGTCTTGACATAACGATTGGGTGTGGAATTGTTACCCATGATGAATCGTTTATACATAAACCGTTGCATGTACGGACGAATGATTGCTGACTCAGCATAGTACGTAGGGCCATCAGGAATCTCCAACTTGTATGTGCCACCAGAGACTACCTCTAGCTTTACCTTCTTACCATTTACTTCTTGCTCACCCATGATGGCTGAGTGATTGATACGTAAACGTGCCAGCGTTGAGCTATCACGTGAAGGTTTGTTGTCAGCAGACATACCCATTGTTGCTGCCATTTGGCTGTAGTCTGAAGTGTTAAATGTTTCTACTAGTGTCATATATTTCTCCTTTTCGTTTTAACAGAGCTATAGTTATATCAGGCTACGTCCTTTGTGTCAAGCCAATTCGGACCAATCTTTGCTTCTAATAGCAACGGAACGTTGAAGTCCAAGTCCCATCGTTTGTTGACCAGTGACGTAAGTACTTCATTAGTACGGCTAATGATCCGTAATACTTTCTCCTTCTCATTGGGGTGTACGTCAATCACAATACTGTCATGCACTGTATTAACGATACAACTGTTAAGTTTGTTTACCTCTAACATCTTGTCAATGTATATCAGAGATATAGGTACAATGTCAGCAGTAGCAAACGATTGTACAGGATAATTTTTTATCTGTGTGAAATATGTCACACTACCATTACGTCTACGTTGTACGTCAGGGAATGAAAACTCACGACCAGACGGTGTAGTTATCTTGCCTGTGTTTAATGCCTCACTTGCTAATGAGGTGTGCCACTTAGCAATGCCATCGTATTTCTTTGTGAACTGTTGATAGTACTCAGCCTCTGCCTGTGTTCTACCAAATCCACTTGCCCCATATAAGGGGGCGAATGTATGTGCCTTGGCTTCCTGTCTGGACATGTGTTGACCAGCATCACTGATAACCTTGGCAGTGTATGAGTGTACGTCAAAACCTGTAGTCACCTCATCAATGGCAGTCCTGTCCTGTGATAGGAACGCAGCCACACGGAACTCAAGCTGGGCAAAGTCAGCTTCCATTATATGACCACCATCCCAACGTGATTTGAATACACGTTTGACAGGGAACGTACCACCACGTGGCATGTTTTGCATGTTGGGGTTTGCCCCAGACAGTCTGCCAGTACCTGTGCGATGTTGCAACAGTCTGACATGAAGTTTACCATCCTGCTTGACGTGGGTTGAAATGCCCTCTACAAAACTGGAGAGGTAGGTTTCTACGGCAGATAGCCTACGAACATTAGACAGAAACTGTTCTGCCTCTGTGTTACCTTTACTACGAGCAACACTCTCAAGGTACACAAGGTTATCCTTGCTAGTGCTAAAGCCATGAGCACTTACCCACTTACTGTTTGGCGCAGTAAACTTTAACCCCGCCTTGTCGGTGGTGTCCAGAAATAAAAAGCCAACAGCATCACAATCAGAACATCTATTAGTTCTTGCATATGGTGTTCCATCCTTCCTTACTTTTTGTATGTATCCATTACCTTTACAGGTATTGCATTGCTTTGCCTTCTGCTTGTACAAGACATCACTACTGTTACGTACCTGATACTTGTAGTCCTGATCGTCCATGTAGTCGTCAAACAGATCTGCCCAATGCTTTTTGTTCTTGGGTTTGCGGCTGTAAATAACCCAAGATAATTGCTCTGGGCTATTGAGATTGATAGGTGTGTCACCCATCAGTGTACGTACTTGTGCATCAAGGCTGGCTATTAAAGTGTCACGTTCTTGTGTAAACTCTTGCCTAACTTCCTCAAGTACTGACATGTCAACAGCAAAGCCACGTTGATAAATACGTGCAAGATGTACAGCAAGCTGATTGGTTAGTCGTATTGTTCCTGCCAGTGTACTACACTCCTCGTACTTCGTCATCAAACGTAAGTACAGTTGTTGTGTTGCCTTTATATCATCAATGCAGTAGCTCTCTAGCTCTTCGTATGGCATGTCTCGAACTTGTTTACCAGCCTTCAACCACTCCTTCATGGTGTCTTGTTTCTTAGTGTCAAGTTCGTAACGTTCTGCACATGCCTCAAGAGACAGTGGTTCTTTCCGTCCACGTTGCAATACATACTCGCCTAGCATGGTATCGAAGATAGGTCCATTATATGTGAACCCAGACTCCCATAACCACAATAGATCGTGTGAGGCATTGTGCATGATAAGTAGAGGAGCACAGTCAAGAAGGTCTTGTACTATCTGTGCTCCCCTGTCGGTGGGTGGATGCTCTGCGTGATCAAATGTCACAATTGTTTCGTTACCAAGATCATCTAGCATACCCACCATGACTAATGTATTCTCAGGTTCGAATGGATCAAGATGTTTCTTGCCATCCCGTTTGGTCACAGTGTTTTCTACGTCGAGTGTTAAGTGTTTCATTCGTCTAGTATTACCTCATTTGTATACAACCTGTCAAGGTGTTCGTGAAACTCTTTGTCATTAGCATACATTTCCATTGCAGTTACTGCTTCTTTCAATGTTAGATTGGTACGTTTCATTGCTGAGTGTAGCACAATCTCCTCTGTCATAGTTGCTGTATTCATATTGTCACTCCTCGTTTAAACAAAACTCACAGAAATCACCTGTCGATACATTTCCGCAAGACACACATTTACTTTCACCATACATGTTCTGTTTGGCTCGTTCCTTTGCCCTCTGTCTTTCTTCCTCAGTCATAGGGCGTATCTCTTTTAGCGGGATACCGAATGTGTACTTACCCGTCATGCAAGGTTCTCCGTTTTATCTTGGCTATCCTGTGACCATTCAGAAGATACTGGTGGGTTGTTCTCACCGTAGTTTCCGTACTCATCAAACCTCTCATCTTTGTTGTACCTGATGTGATCCTCAATGAAGTCATACACTAACTGTATATCCATCTTGGCTGCTGCACAGTACATCACTAGCTTCAAGCCTTCCTCTGTGAGTAACCCACGGGCATGTGCATCCATGTGAAACTTAAATGTTGCACCACCATCTTCGTGTTCCTCTATGGTCTCGACACCAATGATACCTGCGTCTTTATTCATCGTTCGTCTCCTTTACCCAAACTTATACTCTGTCAAGCCATCTGTCAATGCTGCCCATGATATAGGAAACAGCTTACGCATTCTGTCACTGATCTGTGTAGCAACTTCTCTTGTCTCAGCCTGTGTATCAGAAGCACAACGTAGGTTACACATATCAGCAAAGGCATCAAGGCTACCTGACCAGTACCACTCTGTCATCATACTCTGTGGCAGTACCATACGTGCTTGCTCTGGACACACACCTGCTTCAAGTAATGTTTCATATTCATACAATGCTGATCTGTTAAACTCATGTGGAACTAGATAGGGAACTCTAACTTCACCTGAACTTCCTTGCTTTACATCCTCTGCTCTACCACGCCATACGTCAGGCACATAAAACTCAGGTTCACTATCCACGTACCTACGGCTAATCTCATTCCAACGCAGGAACTTATGCTTCACAAGTTGACGTGCCACAAAGACAGGAGCCTTGACATGGAAGCTGGCAAAGCAATGCCCGAAGGGAGACATGTGTTTGTGCTCTGCCAGATACCAGATTAGTTTCTCATCCTTCTTTTCAAGCTCCCATTTACCTATCACATGATCCACACAGATCATACCTGATCGTTTACCAAATGACACACGGGCTGCATTCACTACTGTAATGTCACTGCCCATGTGATCCATCAGTGTTGCTTTAATCATGCTGTATACCTCGCTATTTTGTATTCAAGTTCAGTGTGTACAATACCGTGCCAACCTGTGAGTTTGTTTTTCACAATGTTAATGTGACGCTGGTTGTCTTCTTCATCCTGTCCTTCAACAGTAGCATTCTTAGAGATCATAATCATCAGATCAGCTTCTGCTGCCTTACCTGTACGACTACCTTCCATCATGGATTGGTTCAATACAACCTTGCCTTCTGCTTCAGCAGACAGTTGGGACATGTAGAATACTGCACAGTTGTACATCTTTGCAATCTGTCTGGCATGTATTGCATTAGCTTTGAGTGCCTCATCGGGACGTGCAAAGCCACCTGTCTTGGCGAACTTGTCACCCATGTCAAGGATTACAATGTCAGGTTTGTATGACTTGCATACAGACTCCACCCAATTCATGTCACGGCCTGTGGCATCCTTGAACATGATGTTACCACGTATACGATCAAAGATGTCGGCTGCTGTAATCTTGTTCTTACTGATCTGGAACTTGTCCATACCAGTAGCGGCAGTGATGTATCTATGTGCGACACGGTGATACCCTTCCTCGTTACACAACACAATGCACTTTGCACCCTGCCATGCAAATCCATTAGGACCAGCCACAAGAGAGGCATGGAATGATGTCTTACCTGTATTTGGTCTTGCGCCGACCTCAATCAGGTGTCCTGCATTAACGCCCTCTATCTTTCGTACAAGGGTAGGTATGTTGAATACCCACTGAGACTCAAGGTCAGTCATTGCAAGTATCGTATCAAGACTAGTGTCTTCCCATGTAACTCTTAGGTTGGGAGTGAAGTCATCGCCATACTGTTCAAGCAGCATACGTAAAGGCTCAAGACTAGACTTGTCACCATTCACATAATCAAAGCCAAGGTTGGCAATGTCCTCACCAACTACCTGTTGAAACAGTTTGGATAGAACTTCCTGTGCTACGTCACCGCCCATAGGGTGCTCACGTTTTACCTGAGAGAACAGGTGTGAGTATGCCTGTTTCTGTGCAGTTGTAAGTGTAGGATTGTTAGCCATGAACAGGGCTTCAATCTCATCTGGTGTTACGGTACGTTCGTAACGGGTCATAGCAGTATCAATAGACTGCTTGATCTTACGTACATCCTTGCTGAATAGTCTGTCAGGGCAACGAGCACCACGATGTTCATCGTAAAACTCTTTGTCCATCAAGCTACGTATAAGGGATAATTCCATTTCATTCTCCTAGCGTTGTCAGTTTCATCATGTCGGTTGGATTCCTGTACTTGAGGTCATCCAGTAGGTATAACACACGTATCTGTTTCACGTGTGTTCGTAATTCTTTTGCAATTGCCAAGGTCTTTGGTAGTGCATCGGGGTCTAGGGCAATTATTGCTGTTGAGAACTGTGACAAGTATTGCTTATGTCCCTCTGATAATGATGTACCCAACACTGCTACCCCGACATATACATCATCATCTTGGCATCCAGTTCTGTCTGTCGCACCTACAATAGCTGCACTCACACAGTCCTCAACAACTACAGCAGTTTTACCACATCCATATGTGTATGGCAAGCTGCTATTTCCATATCTTTTCCACTTGGGTAATTTTTTTGACAGGCTACGACCTGTAGCATCC